GATGGATTCGAGGTGCTTCAGCACCTCAGAACGGGTTCCGTTGAAGATTGCGCCATTCTTCAGCAACCCTTTGGGGAGATTTGGGCCGAGATAAACGAAAGTGTCCTGCTTCTCGGCAGTTACAACCGCATTCTCCGGCGTTTCAGAAACAGCGGTGGTAACTTCATCGCTCTGCGCTTCCACGGCTTCCTCGGCCTTTTCAGCGGCTTTCTTCTTGGTGGTATCACTCATAAGATTTCCCTCCGTGTGATAGTAGGCATTTCCCATACCGTCATCATCTCTCCGAAGAAGAACGGGACGGGGTTGTCTGGGTAGACGAGATATTCCAGGGGCAGACGCAGCGCATATCGGTTGGCAATGACCCGCTTTTCCAGCAGCGCCGTCCGCAGCCTGGTCAGCATATTCAGTACAAGCATCGGTCCCTCGCTGCTGTCCTGCGACCAGGCGCACACAACGACGCGAACATTGCACACGCTTTCCTGCTCCTCACCGGCATTCTGGGAGTCATCGCCGTTGATGAACTGGAGAACGACATATGGCGCCTTGTCCTTGTCTGCCTTTACATCGGGCAGATTCATTTTGAATACCTCTGGTGCCCGGTATTCCGCCTCCTTGGTGGGGGGCGTTTTGACCGGCATGATAAGGTCTTTCAGGGCGCTTTCGGTGAATGCCTTGAACTGCTCCAACAGGTCAACAGGTGTCATGGTCAGCCTCCATATCCGTTCAGAATTCGCGTGATTTCATGCTCAATACGCTGTTCGTAGACCTCGGAAGCACGCTCTTCCACAGCGTCCATGACTTCCTCGCTGGAGTACATCATTTGGGTAGGCGCAGGGCCAAATAACTCACGCACCGGGAATCTGGATGGCGTTTCACGCTCAAAGATGCCGGTGTGCTTTCCCATATTAGCCATGAAAGCATTGTCCAAGATGGTCTTGGTAGAGGCTCGTTTTGCCCTCGTCGCAATATGGCCATCGCCGGTCACGGTGGTATCAAACTTCACCAAAGGGATGACATATCCACAATAGCCGAACTCGACCGTTACGGTGTCTCCGCTTGTCTTGGTGAAATGGTTGATATTCCGAATGTTGCTGTTGAACTGCTGTTGGGATATGGCGTATTCCTTCGATGCCGCCCTCGCAGCTACAGTCCGTCCAGCTTGACCAGCTCTCGCAAGGGCGCTCCCGACAGCCTTGAATGTGCCGCCAGGAACGCCCTTCAGGATTTTGGACACACGCTCCAGGCTTTCTTCGGAGATATCAACGATGAGGCCTCCATAGACATTGTGGGACTCGCTCACTCGTCATTCCTCCTCAGACCAAGGGCGATCTGCCCCATTTCACAGGCGCTTGTCTCGATGTAGTATTCATCCTCATCGATCCAGATGCGCTGTCCCTTCTCAGGGATGCAGTTCATGTGCTCGTAGGCGGCGTAGAAGGTGGTATCCACAGCAAATACGCCCATGCCGTGGTCGCTGACTGTGGAGATTTCACGGTCTTTTTCCTTGGTGTTGTCAAGGATGACCGGAATATCACCGTAGTCTTTTCCGTCATAAAAGACATGGTGGTTATCGGCAAATTCGTCTGTGTTCTGGAACACATTCAGAACATCCCTTGCCACCATGTCTTTGAACGAGCTCATACCGTGGGGAGGTCAGCCCCCAGGGAGGGAGCGTCCTGATCTTCTCCGTCAGCTCCATCATCAGAAGGCTGCTCTCCCTCTTCGCCGGCTTCGCCGTCCTCACCGGAGGTTTCGGCGTCGCCGGTTGCGTCATCCTCCCCGCCAACGCCGAAATGGCTGTCCAGGAGATCCACGACAGCCTGCTTTCCTCTGAGCTTGGATGCGTCAAGGCCAAAGTAAGCGGCGATGCCCTGGAGCTGCTTCATTGTCATGCCCACATCATAGGCGGGGATTGTGGGTACATCCTCAGCCTGTTCCGCAGGAATGTGGTCGATTACATACTCAGCGACGCCACGGTTGACCAGGCGGGCTTCCTCGCTGTCGGTCAGGCTGAACGCTCCGTCGTCTGCCCGGAGCATCACGCCTCTGGCGCCATAGACGCCGCATTTCATCTTGATCATGTGCTACTCCTTTCCGCTGCAGCTCAGTCGAATACGGACTTGGCCACAGACCAGGGGGACTTGCGCTTGGGCACCAGCAGAGGCCGGGCAGTCAGCTGAGTCTCCTTGACCGGGGGCTTGATGGTGAAGATGTGCTGCGGGACGCGAGTGCCGGCATAGGTGTGGAAGTTTCCGTCGTTCTCCAGCTGAGTCACGGCGCCATACAGGCCCTTGCCACAGTCAGGGGCGGTAACAATGGCAGTACCGAGGGGAACATAGGGAACATCCTTATTGTCCTCCTCAAAGGTGCCATCACTGACCAGAATGGTCAGGTTGCGACCCATAAAGTTGAAGGTGCCCAGCTCGGTGATGTATTCGGTCAGCTCCGCGGGAGCGATGCGACCCATCTCCATGCGGCGGTTGTCCAGGGCCTTTTGAATCCACAGGTCTTCCAGCAGGAATTCGCCCACATCGGACGCCACCAGCAACTCACGGGCAGGAAGCCCACGGCCGGTCAGCATTTTCACCATGTTGCACACATCGTAGTACCAGTTGCCGATGGAAAGACTGCCGTCGGCATTCTCGGTGGTGTGCGTCCAGGGGGCGGCAGGGGTGTAGAGTGCAGGGTTGTTCTCGCCATCGTAGAACTGGACGGAGATGTCCTCGTAAATGTCCTCTCGCTCCGTCTGATGGCGCATGGTGCAGCCGTTATCCATCATCGTCTGGACAGCCAGCCATTCCTCGGTGCGGGAGATACGGGCAGACAGCTCGGACAGATCGCCCATCAGCAGCATTCTCGCCCGGTCTGCGGGGGTGGCCGTGGACATGATAGACTCGCCGAAACCGCGGTTGTTCAGCTGGTCGGCCGTCAGCGGCATGGACAGGGCAATATTGGGCGGTTCCAGCTCGTAGGTGCTGAAGCCCTCACGCCCGACAGACACGCTGCCAATGCGGGGGATGACGAACGGCGCCCGCTTCTGGCTGTTCTTTTTGTAGTCAGCCAGAACCTTGGTACTCCCGAACACATCCAGACTGGTGTTGGTAGGGAAATAGCGGCGCTTGAAGAAGGTGTGCTCAGGCCGCATTTCACGGACGGCGGCCAGCATATAGTAAGTGCTGTAAATATCCATGATGTTCCTCCTTACTCCGCCATGTCAGACAGGAGGATGCCGCCTTTGCGCAGGCTCTCCTCGTCCTTGATGGTCATGGTATAGTCTTCGGCCACGATCAAAGCCTTGCGGTTGAAGTGACCAGTGCGGTAGGCCACCGCAGTGACGCCATCCTCGCCGGATGCGTCCACGGGGTCGGCCAGAATGCAGTTGGCTTCGCCCGTGGAGTCTGCGTCGAGTGCGACATAGCTGTCATCGACCAGCGCCATCACAGTGCCACGGGCAAGTTCGCCCTCGCCGCCGGCGACAGTGATGCCAAAGGTCTCGGCAGGCGGGAACAGCTTAGCGATCAGGTTGTCCTGACCGATTTCGCCGACCTTTCCAAACAGGTTCTTGTTCATCATCTGACCTCCTTCATTTTCTCAAAAGCGGCCACATCCGCCTTTGCCTGGGCGGCGATAGCTTCCGGACTATCGGGGTCTGCTTCCTTTGCGGGAGCAGCGGGGGTCTGCACCTGCGCCACGCCGCTTGCCTGGAAGTCGGCTGCAGCGTTTGCCAGGTGCGCAACGCCCTGAGCGGCCTGGTTCTTCATCGCCTTAAAAGCAAGCTCCTGGGCGGTGCAGGGGTGGCCGTACTTGGCATCCTCGATCATCGCTTTGTCAAGGATGTTCGGGGCGATCTCGTCAATCGCCTGGATGCGCTCACGCTCCATCTGGACGGGATCGGTCGCAGCGGTAGCTGCGGGGGTGGCGGGGGCAGAGGTCTGCGCCGGTACCGCAGGGGTGGCGCCATTGGGCGCACCGGCTTCGGCAACCGCAGAGGCTCTTGCCTCACGCTCGAGCTGTGCGGTCAGGTCGGGATACTCTTTCCGCAGCTCGTCAAGGGTCTTTGCCATAGGGGTTCCTCCTTCGTTGCCGGTGGTGACCGGCGTAAAATTTATTCCTGCCGCCGAAGCGGGAGAAATCACAGAAATGGGGATGCTGTCCGGGAGCTGTCTCCCGGGGGTAGCCCATACGGGCTGTCCGCAATAGAACAGAGTGTGGCGGTCTGCGCTTGCGGCAATGTCGGGCGCTTCGCCGTCCAGAAGCTCATCCGCAAAACCCTTGTCCACCGCTTCTTGCCCGGTCATGTAGGTCTCATTGCCCATCATGGTCAGGATCTCGGCCTCGTCCAGTCCGGTTTTTGCGTGGTAGATAGCTGCTTGTGCCCGGTCAATGGCGTCGTTGCTCTCTGCCATTTTCCGCAGCTCGTCAGCGTTCATAGCATCCCACACATAGGACCAGCATTTGTGGATCATCACCAGGCTTGCGGGGTTGACCTTCACCTTGTCAGCGGCGCACATAATGAGAGAGCCGCCGGACATTGCGATGCCGTCTACAATGACGGTCACCTCAGCCGACAGCTCCTTCAGGCGGTTATGAATTGTGATGGCATCGTAGGCGTTTCCGCCTGCGCTGTGGATTCGGACGGTCAGTTTGCTCACATCCTCCACGCCTTTAAGGTCGTTTAAGAACTCGCTGAGGATGATGTAATTGCCCTCAGAGGGCTTCCCAGTCCACCAGTCGGTCGGGCGTCTGGCCACGATGTCGCCATACAGCGTGATTTCAGCTTCCGTATCGCTGATGCGCTCCATGCAATAGGGAGCCTGTGGAGCGGTTGTAACCGGCTGCACAGCCCCTGCCTGCGGTCTCCGCAGGAAATGAAACGGATTCATTGTTCTGCTCCTTCCTCGTTGTTTTCGCCCTCGCTGGGGATGTCTGGGTCATTTGGCGTGACGGTTTGGCCAACTCCGGCTTCTGCGAGAGCGGCTTTTTCTCGTTTCAGCTGCTCCACATTTTCCTCCCAGTCCCCGCCGTCCATCTCCACCGTTGCCTGTTCGTGGGTCTTGAAGCCACGGTCAACGGCGAGAATCGCCGCCTTGACCTCTTTACTTGGGTCGATCTGGCTTTGCGCAGGTCCGATCCATTGGGTGCCGCAGTAGGCGGCTCTGATAAGCGGGTCGGCGAAGAAACCGGGAGCGCTGATGCGCCCTCTTGCCACAGCTTCAGCAAGCCATATCTCATACAATGGCTGGCAGAAGTCATTCACCAACCACTGCCGGCGCTTCTTAAAGGCTCGGTACGCTTCCAGCAGAGCGCCTCGGCTGGCAGAATAGGAACTATTGAACTCTTTGAGCAAGACATCCCGTGGGATTTCCAAGGCGGCGCCTATCTGGGTGGCCACCGACTTCACAAATGCGTCAAAGCCATTTGTTGGGATATTGGGGTTGCCGAAGTTGACCTTCTCTCCCGGCTTCAGGTGGATGACTTGCCCGGCACCCATCTCATACTCGTTGGGATCGTGACTGACTTCCGGCTCATCGCTACCGACCTCATTGGTCGGGAACGCCGCCGGGTCACTCTCAGTCTCGATCCACGCCGTGAAGAAGCTCTGTACCAGAGCGGCCATCAATTCGGACTCGGTGTATCGCCTGATTTGCAGCAGCTGCTCAATGACCGGGGCAAGGAATGTCACGCCCCGGTATTGCCCAGCCCGTTCCGGCTCCATGATGTGCAGGACATTGGGAAGGCCGGTCAACTTACCGTAGGCCTCCACTCTCGTCCACTCTCTCGGCTTTCCGATGTGGGTTAGCTCAAACGGGTATCGATTGCAGAAGTAGTAGGCTGTGATGGCAGAGGTCTCTCTGCTTACCTCCACGCCATCGTAGATGTAGTTGCCGTTCTGCGCCTCAGCTTCCGTGATAGCCCCCGGCATTGCCCCCGCCGTATCCGGCGTGGATACCAAATCCGCTTCCACCAATTTGACCCGTAGGCTGTATGGTGAAACTGGGGTGGTGGCCACCCTCGGCAGCAGCGCGAAGCAATCGCCGGACATCAGCGCAGACATGAGTGCCAGCTGCTGCAGCTCGTCGAAGTTGCACACGCCAGTTGCGTCGCAGCATTGTTTTCGCTCTGCCCATAGCCGCCACTCGGCTTCAACCACCCGCTGCCACTCTTTGGCCTGTTCAGGCGTCATTTTCAGCACATCACGGTCAACCCGGCTTTTCATCGTCAGGCCAACGCCCACCACATTGGTGCAGGTCGTTCGGATGGCGCTTGTAGCAATCGGCGACGCCATGTAGAGCATTCTGCCCCGCTGCCGCAGGGTGTAGTTGTGCATATCAATGTCGTCCCTGGGATTGCCGGACTGTGCGATAAAGGCTTTGAGTGCCTTTCTCACATGGCTGGCTCCAGCGTCACCGTAGCCCATGGCATTTGGCGCATTGCGTCTGTCTTGTGTCTGAATCATGCCCACCTCCTCCACTTGGTTGTTATAAAAGGCACCCTTCCAGCGGTGAAAGGAGTTGAAAACCCCGCTGTGTAGGGTGCCTGGTAAAGCCCTTTCGGACACTTACCCATGATTACCAATCCCGCGGGACAATGCCCACGGACTTTCTGGGGCGCAGACCGCTCTGCTGCGCCTCCAGTTCCGCGATCTCGTCCTCCAGAGCTTCTATCATTTTCTGGATGTCTGCAAGATCTGTGCTATACCGCTGTAGGTTTCGGGAACCGACACCGTAGCTCTGTACCGCATCCTGTGAGAGCATATATTTCTCTCTGTCCAGGTACATCTGCAGACGCTCTTTCTTTTGCTCCAGCTTCACGGTGATCTGTGTCCTGGTCACGGTATCGCCTCCTTACCAATCGTCAAAATATCTATCAACACCGCCCCGAGCCCTTGCCCGGGTGGGCTGTGTCACTTGTTTCTTCTTAGTGGATGATTTTCTCCCGCCATTTGCAAGGTCGCTTAGCCGTTTTGCAACAGCGTCAAGGTCTGCGCCAGTGGCTTTGAAAGCGGCATTTGCGTAATTTCGGCAGTCCAGAGCCTCGTTCCGCTCATGCCCGGGAATCTTCTCCCATACCCACGGGTGCTGCCGCCCCTGCTTATAGACCAGTTTCTCCGACAGCAGACCGGTGAAAAACTCCACGCCATAGCCGCAGTCCTGATTTTTGGGGAAATGGTAGTATTTCGCTCCATGCTCACGAACGCGCAGGGAGTCCATAATTGACTGCTTGCCGGAGTCAACGCCCAGAGTGTAGAGCCAGCATTGCCCGATATACCGCCCCTGGATGACGATGTTCGTCTTTTTTGGCGGCGATGTATAGGGAACACCCTCGCCTCCGCGACCTTTGACGGCGAACACCTTGCGGTAAAATCTATCTCTGCAAGCGGCGTACACATCCTGTGTGTAATGCCCTCCGCTGTCAACAAAGGTTGTGGAAATTTTCAGCTTCACGCCGTTGGCGAAGCTGTACTGATGGTCAAGCACATCGTCCAGCGCTTTCCAGACCTCTGCGGTATCCGGCCGCCCCATGAGGATGCCACGCTTGATACCCCATTTTTCACCCCACCGTCCGTGTC